AACGTAGAGAGAGTTGTGGGTACTGTTAGTCATAAACGTACCATGTCACAGTACCAAGTCGGTACCGTGAATTACCCGTTCGTGCTCGAAAGAGCCGGGTGGTACTCAAGTCGTACCTATGAGCGTACTTTAGTCAGCCCTATTATTATGCCTAGCCTGTTTAGGCTTAGCGGAAATAGTAGTGTTAGCTCGCTTACAAACGCTCTTGCACTCCTTGTGCAGATGCGTCGTCAATAACCACCTTTGCCTAATTGAGGTTAATCAATGGCAGCTGCAACATCCATCGCATTAGATGATGGGCAATCCACACCTGTGTCCCATACGTTCGTACCCGCTCGCAAGAACGGTGTAATCGTGTATTGGGAAGAGCGGACGACCGCTCACACTCCTCTCGGCTTTTACATCATGTCGATGGGTCAAGGTCCAGCTAGCTCGACTTCCCCAGTACAACGTGGGAAGTTTTCACTGCTAGTACCGATTGAAACCTACGATTCCGTAACAGGAGCCTACTCATACGAGAAGGTCATGAGAGCGAATGTCGAGTGTATCATTCCTACAACGGCGTCAGCCGCCGACCGCGAGAACCTCTCCGCCTTTCTCCGAAATGGAGTGGCTGAGACTACTTTTAGGTCGATGGTTGAGGGTAGTAATCCTCCTTATTAATTGGGGGGTCTCCTTAAGTCTACAAGGAAACACGATGTCAGTTTTAACTGCGTTGAAAAAGGCAGACGACTGTTTCGGCATTGAAGCCGGGATGTTGGCTGCTATGTGTGAGCGCATCAATACGCCCCACGCTTTGGCGGTTTTAATCGCCCTTCGGGAGCATGACTGGCCGTTACTCAAATCATTAGAGCCGATCAGTTGTGGTTACATCGATAAAAACCTCGAAAACGTTAAATGCGACGAAGGAGACGGCAAGCGCAGGCATATTTTAAACCTGTTGCCGACCGGCCTCCCAGACGTTGATACGTTTAGAGTTGATCGACAGGTTAGTCGTTTGCTTGTTAAAAGCAGCGCCATACCTACCGGAGTCGACACGACAGCAGAAGCGAAGCGACTGTTTGCGGAAATTGAGGAGATAAACGGCAAAAGCCTAGAATATCTTCCCCTGCAGCAGCCGTGGTTGCTCGAGTTTCGTTACGAAATTAACCGCATATTGAATAGCGGTGACGTGGACTTCCTTACGCCTAACACCCTTAACAGGATCGTTGAGCGCGGGCGGGTTGGACCGGGGGCTAGCGCTGGAATGCGCAGCCGCGTGGCAAGCGATAAAATTCGTGGAGTTTCCACTGTCGGGCCAAAACTGGAACCCTTTACTGCTGCTATTAAAGGCAGTCAGTGGATGGCCGAGCAACCTAAAAGCGTTGTCGTGCCATTTATCCAGATAAACGCTGTACCTAAGACCGCATGGATTGACCGGACTATATCTGCCGTACCTGTGTTGGACATGATAGTTCAACGTGGGTTAGGTGACGAAATTGCCGATCGCCTGAAGCGGTTCGGGTGTGACATACGTGACTCGGGAAAGAATCGGGCGTTGGCGAAACAAGCCTATGAAAAAAGCTTGGCTACCGTTGACCTATCGTCCGCCTCGAGCTGGTTCACGCAACGTAACATGGAACCTGTGTTCTATGAGGATTTCATCCATTTGTTGGACCTAGTTAGGCCCAGTAGGTGGCTGGATGATTCAGTACTCTACGACGAAACCCTCGTTGGTCCTCCTGAAGTTAAAGAGCTGTTTAATTGGCTCCCTATGGGTTGTGGCCACACTTTTAGTGTGATGTCGCTGTACTTCTGGGCTTTGGTGCGAATAATCGTACCGCCCTCTGCGTTGAAAGACTGTAGTGTTTTCGGGGATGATATTATACTTCCCCAGGCACACGCTGCAGAACTTGTCTCTAGACTTAGGATCCTCGGGTTCAAAGTCAATAGCGAGAAGAGCTTCCTAAATGGGGGCTTCTTCGAATCGTGCGGCACCGAGTGGCTTTACGGCCATAACGTGCTCCCCTTTTATGCACGGAGGGGGAAAACCGGTAGTAGCGGCGAAGTAAACCTGCCGATACCTTATCGCGTACAGCTAGCTAACAAGCTCCGTCAATGGGCTATGAAGCCCAACGGTGATTGTGATGCGAACTTCCGATCTGTGTGGGATGCGCTGGTCAAACCAGTGCCTCCTACATATCGACCACCGGTACCCTATACACTCGGCGACGTGGGTCTTTGGACTCCACGAAGCGAGACACGTTACGAGCTTGCCCGCGAGGTGAGTGAGTGCGGCTGGGATCCGGTATATCGCGTGAAAACGCTGAAGTGCGCGCCGTCGACCCTAACAAGGGAAGATCCGTTCGCGTATCTTCTGTGGCTAATGCAACGCACACAGTCTGAGACAGTCGAGGAGGCTCTGGTCACCGCCCTTAAGGGGCCCGACTACTTTATAAAACCTCCTGCCTGGTGCTACCGCTGGACCGATTGGTTACGGTCTGACGTCGAAGACATCTTAAACTCTGCTTCGCTAGAACCTCCTTTTACAAAAGGGGCTGAGCCTGTTAAGGGCTTGTTCGGGGAGCCGAGTCCCATGTGGCTGTTTACAAAATGGCCAGATGGACTTAATTGGGCGTCTCGCGATGATCTCGCGAGGGCCTAGTAGGCCCATTTAACCGCTAATTTTGGCGGTGGAAAGGCATTTGCCTTATAAATTGGAGTTGAGCCG